GTGGAAAAAGAACCTCGACGCCTACGCGCCCCCGCCTGAGACGCTCGCGAAAGACCGCGAGGATTACGAAGTCAACACCAACGTCGATTTCCGTCAGGCCGAGCAGAAAAAGGCGCAACTCTGGTTTGACACCGCGCAGGTGCAACTCACCCCGACCGAGCCACTCTCGGATCTCGTCTTGTCCTCGGTTCCGCTGCCGACTGGCGCAACCCAGGAGCAACGACTCTCGGCGGCGATCTCGCTGCACCAGACCGTGCTCAATCAACTGCTCTCGCCAGACGGGGTGAACGCGAAACGCACCATCCAGGCGGCGATCCTCGACGTGCTCGTCCCGGCTGGCTGGGGCGTCACGCACCTCGGGTACACCGCGTACACCAAGGACGTGCAGACGCCGGACCCGATGACGGGCGCTCCGATCACCGTGAAAGTGCCGGTGTACGAGGAGTACTTCTGGTCCCGCCTGTCGCCCAAGTCGCTGATGATCCCGGCTGACTTCCGATCGACCGATTTCGACAAAGCCCCGTGGATCGCGGTGAAGTTCAAGATCCCGCTCTCGGCCGCTCGTCGCGAGTACGGCGAGGGCATCCCGGTCGATTACAAAGGCGCGACCAAGGACGACCCGAACCCGATCCGGCGCGACGAGCGCAACACAGTCGGGGGTGTCGGCGCAGGGCAGACCTACGATCCCTTTGTCTCGGGGATCCAGATGTACTACTACGAGCCCACGCTCAACCCGACCGCGTTTCACCCAAAGCGAGTCGTTGAGTGCGTGTTTCTCCAGGGGCTCGACGCCGAGGTCCGGCACCGCTACTGCCCGTACCAGTCCCTCGATCGGGAGGGGCGTCTGACGGGCGACTCGATGCCGGGGTACCCCGTCCACGTCCTCATGCTTCGCGACGTGCCGGACGACAACCACGTCCCGTCCGACTCGGCGATGACGCGCCCGCTCACCGACGAACTCAATCAGTACCGAGGGCAGGTGCTGAAGTCGCGAGACGCCTCGATCCCGTACACCTTCTACGATGAGGACATCCTCCCGCCCGAGAAGATCGAGCGGATCACCAACGGCAAGTACGGCCCGATGATCCCCGTCGAGGGCGGGCGACTCGATGCCGCTCGGCCTCCGGTGCTCCAGGGGAATAAACCGAACCTCTCCCAGGAGACCTACGCGGGCCAGGAGATCATCGAGCGCGACATCGATCGCACCCTCGCGCTGGGGCCCAATCAGTCCGGCGCACAGAATCAGTCCCGGCGGACCGCGACCGAAGTGGCGACGATGCAGTCCTCCGTCGATACGCGCCTCGCGGGGGAACAGGCCAAGGTGGTCGAGTTTTTCGTCGCGGGGGTTCGCAAGCTCGATGCCCTGATCCAACGCTTCTCGGATCGCCAGCAGACCACGCACATCCTGGGCGACGACGGCACGAAACTGTGGGTCTCGTGGAACAAGGAAACGATCGCGGGCCGGTTCGCGTACACCATCCGCCCCGATTCCCAAGTCCACGTCGATGCCGCGCAGGACCGGCAACAGGATCTCGCGTTCTACAACCTCACCGCTCGGGATCCCTTTATCAACCGCATGGAACTCGCTCGACGGCTGGCGACCAAGTGGGGCTACAACCCCGACAAGCTCGTCGCGCCTCCGCCGCCGCAGGGCCCGCCCAAGCCCAACGTCCAGGTCCGCATCCAGGCGCAGGATCTCGATCCTCGGCTTCCGCAATTCCCGTTCGCCGTCGAGATCCTCCAGCAGTCGGGGTACCAGATCAGCCAGGAGACGATGCAAAACGCCGTACTCCTCGCGGGGCGAGCGACAGCGATGGGATCGCTCCCTGACGACATCACTCCGCCAAAAGACTCGGTACGCCCGGGCGACACCGAGCACCCAGGCGCGGCGGAACAGACCGAGCCCATCTCCAAGCACGCGGCCGATCGCTCAGGGCAGTTGCCTGGGGGTGGAAGTCCGTTCGCCGCCGATCCGAACGCGTGACACGGTACACAAGCTGCTAGGGGCCTGACCATGCTGATCCCTCCACTTCGATGGCTCGGGCTCGCGGCCCTCGTCCTGACGGCCGCGTGTACCAAAAACTACGTCGTCCCCCAGGACACCAGCGACACGCCCGCGCCGACGCCGGTTCCGGTCACGCACACGATCGAGTTCCGGGTGCTCGGGACCGTCCCGCTGGCCGACATCACGTACGGCTCGGCGCAGGACGGCACCACGATGACGGAAACGAGCGTCCCGTGGGTCTCGTCCTTCCGCACCACGCACACCACGCTGTTTGTGTTCCTGAAGGCGCAGTCGTCCTTCAGCGGGACCATCACCGCGCAGATTTTCGTGGACGGCCAACTCTTTCGCGAGGCGAGCAACAACTTTCTCGGATCGACCAATGTGGCCGACGCCAGCGGCACGGTCGATCTCACCCCGTAGGGAGCCCGTATGCGTAGCCTTCTCGTACTCGCCCTCTGGAGTCTCGCAGTCCCCGTGCTGGCGCAATCGGTCCCCGAGCAAGTGGTGACCCCGACGTACCTGCACGAGCGCACCTGTACGCAGATGGTGCCGTGCGACGGGCCCCTGCCGCCGTGTCCTTTTGCGGCTCCTGCGCCCGCGCCGTGTACGCCGCCTGTGATCGTGCCGGTGATCCACTACGAGATGCGCTCCAAGCCGCTGTTCTGGACCGGAGCCGCGTTGGTCGGGGCCGGGGCCGCGTTTGCGATTGGCTCGATGACGTGGGCGCAGGAATCGGCGATCGTCGGCTATCCCACGGCTCCGTGCGGCACCGATCCGATCCTCACGCGGCTGGCGATTGCGCCGTGTCAGGTGTCGCACAATTTGCTCGCCGCTGGAGTCGCCACAGTCGGCGTCGGCGTCGGGTTGATGATCTACGGCGGGGAACGTGTGGCCGTCAACGCGGATGGCCGACAAGTGACCGTGCGCGTGCGGTTCTGACGGCTCCCATCGAATCGCAGAAGGGTGGCTCCCGGCTGGGATTCGTGGAAACCCGTCTGGTCCCGAACGGGGGAGATTCGGGGCGTTGAGTTATCGGGGGGCAAGTGAGGGCGGGCCCGTGACTGCTGTTGGGAAACGTCGCTGCCCCGGTGACGTAAGCGGCTGACGGACCCTCCTCTTCGATCGAGTGTACCTGATGCGACTGACGGTCTGCGACTGCTGTGGGTTGCTGTTGGAAGTGGGCGACTGGCCGTTTTGCCCGCACGGGCCTGGACGCGTCACCGTGATCTCCGACTCGATCCCCGGTGGGCAGTTGATTGAAAACCTCGGGCCCGAGCCGGTGCGCGTGTACTCCGAGACCGAACGCCAGCGGATCATGAAAGAGCGCGGGCTGGTCGATGCAGTGCGTCATCGGGACGGATCGAGGCTCACGTCGAACTGGGACACGATCAGTCCTGAGTCGCTCAGGAACGCGATCGAACTCGTGAGCCGTGCGGCCAAGACGCTGCCCCCGGATCCCGACGCCGAACTCGACAGCCTGGAGATGTCGATCACCGAGCGGCTCGACGGATTCAAGGTACCGCCAGATGGGGAGCCTCATGCCGACTGAGATCGAGCGGATGGAGATGACCCGGAAGGAGATCCAACTCCTGATGGCGATCGAGCCCGTCCTCCGTCGCCTAGGTCTGTCCCTCTACTGCCTCCGCTGCCACGCCCGGGGGATCCCCGATGGCGTCCGTGCGGCGAACAACGAGACCGATCCCGAGCTTGTCGTTGAGTGCGGCTGCATGACGAGGCGCTACAAGAATCTGTTGTAGATCCGCTGTCGTTGAGGAGTCCCTTGACGGACCTCTCTACACATCAGCATCGTCTCGACCATGCCAGACGACACCCGCCCGACTTTCGGGCAGGCTTTGGAAGGGGCCGCAGCCGGAACGGGGAGTACTGACTCTGCCGCGCCGTCTGTGCCTTCCTCAGCGACAGCGGACCCGTCCCCCGCTTCCACGTCCGTTCCTAACCCTGGTGCGCCCGCGACGGTGGCGACACAACCGGCTCCAGGTGACGGCAGTGCTGTTCCGCAACCGACGACGCCAGACGAGTGGGATCCGGCCAATGGGCCTATCCCCGTGGACCGCCACAAGGCGATCCTCGAAAACACCCGCACCCGCGCCCGTGACGAGGCGCAACAGGCCGTCCAGCAGCAGTACGGCTGGGCCCTGTCGGTCGGCCCTGAGCACTTTCAGGCGATCACGAACCTCGCACGGCAGTGGGCTCAAGATCCGGTCTCGTTTGTCCTCGGGGCACTCGATGATCTGACCGGGAGCCCGGAGTACGCCCCCGTCCTTCGGTCCCATGTCGCCAAACTCCTGGCGAGTAAGCCGAATGGCGGCAACGGCCACGCCCAGCCCGCACAAGCCCAGGAACCCCAGCCCGACATCGTGGTGGACGGCTACTCCTGGTACTCCGCGCAAAAGCTGGCCGAGCGCGATCGCTGGTTGAGCAATCAATTGCTCACCCAGGTCCGGCAAGAGTTGCAGCCCCTCCAGCAGGACATGCAGTCCCGCCAGGAGCGCGACACGATCATCGCGGCGACCCAAGCCGCGAATGAGTTTGCGTCCTCGACCCTTCGCGAGATGACGCAGTTGCCGTACTTCACGGAGCAGAAAGCGGAGATCGAAAAGGTCTTTCGCATGATGCCGCCGATGCCCGATCACCTCGTCGGGCAAGCGATCCGCGATGCGTACATCAAGGTGCTCGCGACCAAGGTGTTGCCGTCCCTCTCATCGAATGCGAAAAGCGAACTGCTGTCCTCCCTTAACCAGAAAGCTGCCGCGTCCGCACGGAACCCCTCGACCGGGGCCGTCGCCGTGGCCTCGCGCCCGAAGTCGTTTGAGGAAGCCCTCAAGGCCGCTGATGCGGTCGGACGACGGTAACGGGTCCGCGAGCCGGGAGGATTCACCATGGCCGATCCCAACGTAGGACAGACAATCGCGCAAGCGTGGGAGAACGTCGTCGGGACCAAGCCCGAGGACAACATCCACAACGACTACTGGCTCCTGAACCGGATGCAGGAGGGCGGCGGGTTCAAGTCGATCGATGGCGGGCGCTCCATCAACGGCTCGATCGAGTACGCCGTCAACACGACCGTCAAGGCGTACACCGATCTCGATCTGCTCGACACGACCCGCGTGGATGTGTTCGATGAGTTCTCCTTCGGCTGGAAGGAGTACGCGGGCACGGTGGTCATGTCGGAACTGGAACGCGCCAAGAACCAGGGCTCGGGCCGCAAGTTCGATCTGCTGGCCGCGAAACTCGAAAACCTCCGCAACACGTTCAAGCGTGTCCTCAACACGGACATGTTTGGCGACGGTACCGGCACGGGCGGCAAGGTGATGGGCGGGCTCGGGTACCTCGTGTCGTCCACTCCGGCGACCGGCACGGTCGGCGGGATCAGCCGGTCGGCCTTCTCGTTCTGGCGCAACCAGCAGAGCGTCGGGACCAAGACCACGACCGCGTTCGACAACCTCCAGGCGGCGATGCGGCACATGTACAACCTGTGCAGCAACGGCGTCACCGGAGCGCACCCCGGCTTCGCCGTGACCGACATGGCGGTGTTTGAGGGCTTTGAGTCGCTCCTCACCAAGAACGAGCGGTACAACCGGGAATCGAAGGGCGACAAGGGGCTCACGGGCTTCCAGTCGGATGCCCTGATGTTCAAGGACATCCCGATCTCGTACGACGTGGCGTGTACGGCGGGGGCCCTCTACATGCTCCAGACCACCAACCTGAAGCTCGCCTACCAGTCCGGCTACTGGATGAAGGGCTTCCCGAGCGTCGATCCTGCGAACCAGACCGCCGACATCTTTAAGGTGATGACGATCTGCAACCTCTACTCCAACAACCCTCGTCGCCTGGGCGTGATCACCGCGATCAACTAAAAGGCGATCCCTGGCGGGGGCGGGTTGCTCACCCTAGCTCCCGTCAGGGTTTTTCGTGAGGCACGTCATGGCAACTACGAAGTATCAAGCGATGCTCGACGTGCTCAACGGTAAACCGATCGAGCAGACCCGCAAGCCGGGGAAGATCACGAAGGCGAAGCCGCTGCCGCTGGTGAAGGAGACCTGATGAGTGTCGGGCTCGCGATCACGAAAGACGAGATCGATATCCGCGCCGGAGACATTGCGCGGCAGTTTCAGCGCAGCTTCGGCGACGTGCTGACGCTCCAGCAGTTCCTCGCGGCAACCCCCAATGCGGATCTCATCGCCCTAGGCTACACCGACGCGGAAGTCGCGGACCTCAAGACCGCGTTTGCCGATCTGATGGAACTGGGCACGATCTGGATCGGGGATGCGGCCCTTGCCGCGCCGAAAGATTTCCGCGTGTTTGTCTCGCGCCTGTGGGGCGTCGGGGCGTTCTGAGGAGGAGTCCTGATGTCTGTCGATGTGCCGTTTGATCCCGAGGGGAACGACCAACCCGAGCCCCCGGCTCGCAGCACGAACGTCGCGTTCACGGGCGATCAATTCGATCGGCTGGTCGAAGCGATCCGGGGCGGGCAGACCGATCGGGTCCAGGCGGAAGCCGAGATTCATGCGCTCGCGATGCGGAAGCAACTGCGTCCCGAGAACGACACGCA